ATATTGTATTGTCATGACATAAAGTAATTAAACGCATCCTGTTCATTTTTCAAGTCTTGTTGATAGGTAGTGTTTAATTGATTTTCTACTGTTGCTATTGCCTGGTTTATTTGTCTAAATCCTTCCTCTGTATATTCTTTAGGTGGTTCAGGTACATACACATTTATTTTAGCCATTTTTTCTGCCTCGTCTTATAGATTCTTTACCTCTTCTAAATATAGAAGCTACTTGAGACTTACCCATAACCTTAGCCCTTTGCTCACCAACAGTCAATATTTGTATTTTCCTTGCAAACGGTTTAGATACCTTCTTAACTTTAGCAACGGTTTTACGAGCATCATTAGGAGTCGCAAACTTAATTCCAACAGTATCTTTAGGATTCTCATCTGTATATAATCTCCTACCTGAACCTTTTGGTTTTTTACCTGTGCCTACTTTAGGGTCTTTTCTTTTCATTATCTTCTTCCATCTTGAAACACATCTGCTCTAAAAGTTCCGTATCTCCAACTTTCATTAGTAGATGTATTTTCTATTTTTAAATTAGCTAATCTGCCTCTTACTCTAGTGTTCACCTTAGATGTTGTACTTGATACATCAAACTGAGTAGTTGTAGTATTCGTTGAAACAGGAAAATCTTTTGTACCTAATGTTATTCTAGCATTGCCTTGAATGTTTTTAAAATCTGGCAAAAATCTACTTACTCTCAATAAGAAAGAGCCATCACCATCTGTAGGTAAATCAAAATCTCCAGATTGCACAAATGCAGCAATTGCTGTAGCATTTTTGTTAAGATCAATTTTGTTAATTCCAACCTCTTGAGCATAATAAGTTGTAGCTCCAAAAGTATTGGTTGCACCTTGTAAGGTAGGAAATGTTGGAATTCCTGTAGCACTGTATTCTGTAGCATAAGGCACAGGATATGTAGATGCATCTGCATATGTGCTTCTTGCAAGAGTCATAGGAGCCCATGTATTTTCTACATAATTATAAACTGCTGTTCTATCATTTTGTGTAGATGGATCCGATACTGGTGTTCCAGCTGGATAGAACCAAATAATTTCATTAAACAAAGAGTTGTGTGATGCAAAAACTATTTCGTTTGAAGAGTAATTAACACCAACGTTATTTCCTGTTGTAGTAAATACAAAGTCTTCTATTAATGAAGGTAACAATTTAACCGTACCATCAAATACAAAGAAACCACCTGATTGACCCATCCAAAATACTTTACCATCCGCATAAGCAGCAGCGTGTTGGCCAATACATCCACAATTAGAACCGACTTGTCTTATTGAAAAAGTAAATGGTGGACCTACAAACTGCATTAAATATGCAGCAGTATCAGTTAGTATTAAATTATAATCTTTACCAGATATGGCAGTAACTATCTTATTACCTGTATCTAATCTAAAAGTTCCCGCTGTATTTGTAGATGTTGGTGTATATGTGGTAAAATCTTCTTGATCACTAAATCTTATAAACATTGGATCTTGAGTAGATCCTGAACCTATAGTTGTTTCTGTTCCTAAATGAACGACATGTCTATCTCTGTCAGAAACTATAGTCATTCTTGAAGCTGTAGGGGCACCAGTCATAATAGTTGCTCTATTTTCTAATGGGTTAGCTGCACCTGCATCCCAAGTAAATGTTTTACCATTTTTAATAGTAGCAATAAGTTGTTGCCCAAAATTATCAAGCGACCATGAGCCAGGGTCAAGTATTACGTTTGTAGATGTTGATGCCTCGCCCCATTTACCTGCAGACCAAGTATCAGTACCCCAACCATAACCATATGTTTGTTCTACAGGCCCTATCTCAACATATGGATTAATAGTTGCTCCACCCGCTGCAGACATACCTGTGCCTGTTTCTGTTATAGGCATAACTATTTGAAAACTGTTTGTTGCTAAACTTGTTGATTGAACTTCAAATATGTTGTTTGTAAAATCTGTTGTGTTGAATCTAGTAACAGTAGATTCTCTTACAGCTGTTGCCGTGTCATGTGCGATAGCCGTTGTGCCACCTGTCCCCCTTGTACAACCTGTTAAATCATTAGTTGATTTACCTGAGTAAGTTATTATTTCATCGTTTATTCTTACTGAACCCGACGTAGAAAAACTTGATGCATCTGCTAAAGTAATTGTTGTAGCTACAGCGGTTATCGCACCATTTAAAGTTGAAGTTGCTCCTGGAACCGTCACAGATGATAATGTAATATAATCTCCAGCTTGTAATGTGTGTGATGTTTTATTTACAGTAACATTTGCGGAGTTGTTTGTAGATGTAAATGTAGCACCAGTTATTGGTGTATCTAATGGAGTAATATCATAAAAGGCTTGTTCATAATAAATGTATAAAGCTTTTGATGATCCTAAAGCAGCATACTTTTCTCCAGCAATGCTAGTCCATGTATGTTGAGCTCTAGCTGGACCTGAGATTGTAGCTCCACCTAATGCCTCAAAGCCACCAATTTTTTCGGGTTGTCCATATCTAAAACGAACAAAATCACTATCGATCCATTGTCCCTCAGCTCCTGATGGTGTATCCGATTTATTAATGCCTGGTACTATTCTAACAGTTGTTAACGCCACAGATTACTCCTACGTTAATGTTTCACCCGTTACAACAAAAGTATTTGATGCAGTACAAATAAGAGTTGCAACACCCCTTGTCCCTAAAGTTCTATCTGCATTTGATCCATCTTTTGCAAAGAACATTGTTACACCAGATCTATTTATTGCAATTGTTGAAGCAGTATTATTAAAAATTTTTATTTGCTGTCCTGCAGAAAATACACCTGAGGGCACTGTAATTGTGTTTGATGCAATAATTAGTTTTCCATGATCAGCAGCGACAAGACTGTATGTTGAACCCTGAGAATTTGCGGGTAGGAGTCTAATCTCTCCTTTGGAATCAGATACCGTACCAGCAGATGTGCTTATATTATTTGTTGCTGCAACAGTTGAACCAAAAATAGCAGCACCACTAGTTCTAATTGTATTACAAGTTGTTGCTGCAGTTACAGTAATGTTACTTACATTGATAGTTCCGTCAGAGCTATTTCCTTGATCTAGAACAGTGTCTAATGTGTTATTAGCAAGTTGTATACCTGATATTAAATTTAGATTAGTACCATCAGAATAACAGAAATGACTCTTACCTTGTGTTAAAGTAAAACCAGTTCCCGATGAAGTTTTAAAAGTTAAAGTGTTTCCTGAGTGAGTTGTGCCATCTACCACCACATAGAATTTTTCTACTGAGTCAGGTATTGTAACAACTCTAGTTCCTGCAAGAGTTCCTGTAAATTTAAGAACCATGTTTCTCGCATTAGATATTGTACCATCACTCATATCTAAGTCTATATTAGATGATGCAACGTTAATTTCTTGATAACCTGCAATTGCTTGTTGAACAAGGTTTAAGTTAGTATTAGTTTTTGTTCCCCAAGTACCAGCGTTTTCACCGGTTGCCATAAGTTCAAATTTTAAATCTGCTGAAAATGTTGATGCCATAATTTATTATAACTCCTTTAAGCTGCTATATCAACCTCCGTCCAAATGTTAGTTACCTCTGGATCTACATTACTCCATGATATAATTAGTGGCGATCCTACTGCAGAAGACATTGATTGACCTGTTACATCTACTGGTGTTTCAAGGAAAACTGTAGGTGTGCCAATTGCTAAAGCTGATGAAACACCTGTTACATCTACCTCTTTATTGATACTTGCTATTGCATTACCTAAGTTAACGTTAAGTGCAATACCAGTCAAACTTACTGTAGCGTTTGCTGTTACAGTGGATGAACCAATTGATGTTGTAATTAAATTACCTGTTGGTTGAACTAAAGTTCCACCTACTGGAAGAACCGAACCAACAGTTGCTGTTAGTTGTTGACCAGTTGCAATTACATCTGGATCTGTCTGTGCTTGTCCGATAGATGTAGTTAATGATACACCCGTCACACTTACGACTGTATTAGGTGTCCCTAATGACGATATCGCATCTTGCGCTATAGCTGTTATTCCTAAACCCATAAAACTCCTAAAAAGCGAACTAGGATGGTGGTATGGTGTAATCCTAGCTCGCCTATGTGTTATAACACGATTTTGTTATCTTTTAAACCATGATGGAAGACCTAAATGAGGACGTTTGTCAAACATATTTTCCTTCGCTCCAGGGGTTTTACGGTTGTTGTAATGCAGAAAAACCTGTACGCATTCTTTGCCTTTAAACTTTTCTCTCCAATGTTCTAACTCAATACCCCTATAAACCAACATATCACCAGGTTGCAGATCTACTTTAACCCCTTTTGCATTACTAGCTGCTGTGATATTTTTACCATCTGGTGCACCCACATTCTCATTTGGACTTAAATATATGGACCAGTCATCACCCCCAAGATTCATGGTAGTAGATATCTCACAGGAAAATCTATCCTTATGCCTTTTTAGTTCATCACCTTTTTTATATATTCTTGCGTAAGTATAATTTGGATCTAATTTTAACCCTGTAGCCTTTTCCATTATTGGTTGACATTTTAACATCAAGGTCTCCATGGCTATGTTTGCATATTGAGAATAAGTGCCAGGAATTTGTTCATTAGCTCCTTCGTAGTGACCTATTATATTCTCAAATGGTGAAAAATATCTTGATGCTACACAAGTATCATAAACTTGTTTCTGCATTAAAAAATAATTTGCAACAAATGCTGCTAAATCTTTTGATATCGCATTACGAATAACTGTGTATTTATTTTTTTTGAAGCTCATGAAAATCGAAAGATATAATTCTTTTTTTAAAATATGTTTTATTTGGTTCAGTATAATGCATTAAAAACTGAGGCACAATCATAATATCACCTTGTTTTACATCAGGAGCATATAAAACCGTTTGATCATTTGTATTATTCCATGGTTGTATATATGTTGTTTTAGGTGAGTCCTTATTAATTTGTAAATACAATATACCAGTGTAACCTTGAGAGCTATGATTATGTGGAACGTGATAATCTCCTTTATCGTAAGTCACTGACCATGCTCTTTGTAATAATATTTTGTTGTTAAATTTAGTTTCTATAAGTTTAAACTCATCTTGAAAAATTTGTCGTAAATTCCATGTGAAATCAGCTTTGTTTCTATTACTACAAAAATTAGGTCTTTGTGTTTCAGGAAACTCCTTTAGAATTTTTTCAATGTGTTCTTTTTTGTTTTTAAAATCTACACATTTAATCTTAAAAAATTCTATTTTAAATATTGGTTCTATCTCATAATTTATTTTAGACATCTTTAGCCATCTCTTTTGGCACCGCTTGTATATTCCAATGTATAAATCTAAATGGTTCTTTGCCATGATCTACTGCATATTCGTGTTCTAAATAACCCGGAAATATAATTAATGTTCCGGGTTTTGGACGTAAATGAAAGTTTTCGTGACCAGGCCATATACCTTTTAAGTCTGGTTTCATTTTTAATTTTGTGCATCTTGCACCAGTCTTTGGTTCATGAAATACAGGATAAGAAGTTTTATCACTACACTTCAAAAAATAAAAACCTGATACGTGTTGATTCCAATGTATATGTGCAGAGTGATGACCACCCCCTTTTTTAGCAAACTCTTGTACCCACATCTCACTAAACATAGTTGTATACTGTTGCATATCATAACCTTGGTGATCTAAATACTCCCAAGACTTTAGACCAATGTAATTTCTAAAATCTAAAAAATCATTGTCAGCTATAAGTGGTGTTGAATGATAACTTCTTCCAAAGTCTCCGTATTCTTTAATAAATTTTTTTTCTCTATTTCTTGCATCTTTAATATATTTATTGGATGCTTTGTTTAATGATTTAACAAACTCTGGTTTTTCCTCACTCCATATTACAGTTGGAAAATAATTATTTATAAACATTATCTAAAAGGCCTCCCTAAATGCCATACCACAAGACTATATCTTGTGCCTGATGTTACTGGTT